GCGGCCGCTCATGGCACGATCATGCCCCCTACTGTCGTTCGCGGATCAGGTAGCGGCTCATGCGGCGCATACTGGCGAAGCCGTCGCGGATTTTTCGGGTCAACCACGATAAAGTCCGGCGGCGGCTCGCTCGCGCGCGACTGCGGCGGCGACTGCGGCTGGGATGCCGGCGGCTCGGGTGCGCGCGACTGCGGTGGCGTCGTGTAATTCGGATTGGTCCGCCCGTACTCGCCACGAATGATCGCCTCGCGCTGCTGAATATGGCGGTCGCGAGCATCAATCGTCGTGGCGAGCAACGAATTTAGCAAAGTTTCTCGCTGCCCTCGTTTCAAATTCACCGAGCCGACGGCTTCCTCGACAATCTGCATATCCCGGTCGGTTGGATTTGTGCCGAGCAGCTTGACCTTGTCAATTGCCAATTCCTTAAAAATGCTATCGAGTTGCTTTGTGGCGTTCGCGGTCTCTTCGTCAATCTTAGTAATCGCTGCCGCATCGCCGAGATAAGACGCAATCGGGCCGTCAAAAGCGGTCTTGTTCAACTCGATTGCCTTGCGTACTTTATTGATGGTGCTATTGGTCCGCGCGATATTTTCATCAGCCGTCTTGAGCAAATCCATTTCCTGCGGCGTAAACTGCCGGTCCGGCTTCTGATACGTCGTCACCCGCGCTCCGCTGGGAAGCTGCATCACGTTCGCGGCCGGCGGCTGAGCGGTCGCGGCTGGTGCCGGTGCCGGCGTCGGCTGATACTGATCCGCAGGTGCGCTCGGCATAGGCTCGCTCGGTGCCGGAACGCTGGACGGCGGCGGCACGCCAAGTCCTGCCGTCGGGTCTGTCTGCATCGGCTCGGGCTGCAACGGCACGGACGGCTGCCCGTACAGGTGCTTCAGCTCGTCCGGGATCGCGACGCCAGGCGGGACCAGCGGGAAGCGCTCGCCGAGCACGTTGCCCTGCGGATCGACAATCGGCTTCGGGCCATACTGCTCAATGAAAACAGTCGCGTATTCCGGCGTGTTCACCTTATCCTGGTTGTTGAGAAGGTAATTTATGCGCTGCCCCTCAAGGCTGTTCCCGCCGAATAGCCCTTGCTGCTCCGGCGTATAGCCGGGCAGCTCGCGGATCGTCCCCTGGCTGCCCACCTGGACATAGACGGGCTGCCCGTCGCGCATAACGACTTGCGGCGCACCGAACGTCTCGCGGGCCGACAGCGCGAGCCGCTGCCGTTCAAGCGCCAGTTGCTGCGCGCGGTATTCCTGATCCGCCCGCCGCATCGCCTCGCGATAGGCGCGCTCTTCCTCTCTTTCCTGCCGCCGAAATGCCCGGTCTTCCTCTTTTTCCTGCCGCCTGTCCTCGCGCTCGCGCTCGTTGAGCGTCAGCGGCAGCACAACGGACATGATGTCTTCCGGCGTTTCCAGCGACGACAGATAAGCCAGGAAGGCCGGATCGCGCAGCACGGAACTTCCCGAGACGGGCGACGGCTGAGCACCCTGCGCGGCCGCACCTGCCAGCATCTGGTCGGCGGCCTGCGGGACCGGCGGCATGGTGGAAGGCGGAACGCCGCCAGGCGGCAAGGCTGCCGGCATCTGGCCACCCTGCGGGATCGGCGGCGACATACCGGCGGCCGGCTGGACAGCGGTCGGCTGATCCTGTCCCCACCCGAACAGGCGGCCGAAGAAGCCGGGCGGCTCGGGCTGCGGTTGCGGTGCCGGCTCGTCCGGGACGGCCGCGCCCAAGCCTTTCAACAATGCCATCGCCTGGCGACGCTTCTCGGCTTCCTTCGCGGCCGCTTCCTTCTGCGCCTTCTGCTCGATCATGCCGCCGACCAGCGCTTGCGCCAGCTTCGCCAAGCCTTGCGTATGCGTCTGGATCGGCTCGATGGCGGTCGCGGACCGCATCAGCTCCTGCGCCAGCTCGGCCCGGCGAAGAGCCTGCCGGTCGGCCAAGCTCATATTGTTCCGGGACGGGAAGGAAACTGCCATCATGGCGACGCCTCCCCTGCCAGGCGGCCGTAGTCGATCCCCTGGAAGCCGCCGACGAGCGCAACCGCCTCCGGCCGCACCCGTGCCACCTCATCGGCCATCAAGCCGACGTATTCCGGCCCGCCGACGACGTACCGCCAGCGGTAGACGCCGAGCCCGGACGGCAGCGCGCCGATCCGGCGTACGTCGCGCTTCAACCGCCGATCCGACAGCATCCACCCGGTGAGCGCCGCCGAGCCGAGCCCGTACAGCCCGCCCAAGCCCGCCATGCGCATCTGCGAGCGCGCGTTGTAGTCGGCCAGCCGGCCTTGATAGGCGAGCTGCTGCGCGCCAAGGTAGTCGGTCGGCTGCACCTGCGTCTGGACGGTCGGCACCGGAGTTGGAAGTTGCACCTGCGTCCCGCTTGCGAGCGCGGCCAACTCGTTCAGCGGCATCTGCCGCCGCATCAGCGCTTCCTGGACCTGCTGCTGGCGCTGCGCGAGCGCTTCCTGCGTCGCCTGCCCGCGACCGGACAGCAGAAGCTGTGTCAGCGCATCGTTCCGCTCCCGCGCAAGCTCTTGCATAGCGCGAGAATAGCCTTCGTCGCCGACGCTGAAGCCGCGATTGAGCAGGTCGGCATCCAGCTCTTGCCGCCGCTGGTTGAAGATCGGATCAAGGCGACGACGGCCAAGGCTGATCAGCCGGCCTTCAACCGCGTTGTTATCCAGGTTGAAACGACCGCCGAAGTCAAGCGGCTGCGACAGAGCGTCCCGGACTTGCCCTAATTGTCGAGCCGCGAGGCCGCCATAGCCTCGCATGACCCGGTTTTCCAGATCGAGCAGCCGTTGCTGATCCGGCGATAAGGTCTGCGTCAGCGTATATTGCGGCGTGCCGTCCGGTGCCGTGCCGCGCTGCGTGTAGGTCAGCGTCCCGAACGGCGTTACCTGGTTAATCATATTCAGGTGCGCTTGCGCAATCGCCGTATCCTTGTTGGCGGCAGCCTGCGCCCGCGCGGTCGCGTCTGGATCAGGCGGCTTCGGCGGCTTCGGTGCACGCTTCCCCATCTCAGACCTTCCAGCGCTTAGCCCATTCGGTTTGAAGCATCGAGCAGATCACCCCGTGCCGCTTCCGGCCGAACTGGTGCCGCAAGACGGCCTCACGCTTGAACCCTAGCCCGAGATTTAAACGGATCGCGCGCTGTAGATCAACCGGCGTGATCGTCCACAGCTTATCGACACCGACTTGCGCGAAGGGATAGTGAAGCAGCGCGCAGATAATGCCCTTCTGCGCCCAGCGCGGCGTCACGGCGGCCATGCTGAGCTGCATGGTCTTCCACCCGAGGTAATCCTGGTAGTCGTGGTAGACGCAACCGGCCACCAGCTCGCCGCTGGCATCGACAACGCCGATGCCCTCCGCCCAAGGTCCGAAACCGTACTCGCCGACGTGCGGGATCAGCGCGGCCGTCCAGGGCACCACGAGATCGGTATGGCCGACCAGCACCCTCATGCGAAAGCACCAGGCGATGCCAGCTCGAACTGGACATCGAAGCCTTCGACCGAAAGTCCGAAGTCGGCAGCACTCGCCTTGAAGCGGATCGAGAAGCAATATCCCGTCTTGTCACCTATCACCCACGACTTGTACCGGGTGTCGCCGGACCAAGTTGCATTGTCCCACGTATCGACATCCCAAGTCGCGACCGAAACAGCCGGCGGCGTAGGTATGGAAACAGCCGACGACGTGTCAAAGTCGGACTTCATCTCGATTGCCGGTGTGAGCACCCCGCCAGCGAGGTAATTTGCTCGAAGCATCGTCACCCGCTTCAGCGCGCCGCGCGACCCGTAGTAGCTCCAAGCCGTCTGCATATCGCCGACGATATCGGCTCCGTTGTCGTTCGTGCCAGTATCGGCCTTGTAGACAACGCCCCCGGAGCCGCCGAAGTACAGGTTATCATTAAACACACCCCAGCAATGCGCATTCATGCCGACAAACCGGCACCACGCGCCATTTTCCAGGTTCATCACGTATTGGTGGAATTTTACGTTCGGTCGCGGGACATTGACGATCAGCCAGCCGCGTTTCGGATAGGTGAAAGCCTGCCAGCCGAACAGCGAAGCGCTCAGCGCGGCCTCCGCCCGGAGCCTGTCGTCGATCCGGGACGTGACCGACACCGCCCTCTGCGCCGCAAGATCGAGCGCCAGAACGCGCGACAGCGGGATGACGCCAAACTGCGTCGCCACGATCAAGTCCGAACCGGCTTTGACCGCGCTGCGGACGGACAGCGGCGGGTGAAGATCGAAGACGCCGATCAGCGTCCACGCGGTCGGGCTGCTCGGGTCGGTGCCGGTATAGACGGCCGCCTGCCCCTCGCTGGTGATGAAGACAATATGATCGTCAACCGACGCGCTGTTATCGGCCGACCACGTGCCGGCCGTCACGATCCGGCCGCCACGGCGAAGCACGCCGCCGAGATAGAACAGCGTCGCGGCACCGGCGATGCTGTCGGCCGGCAGGTAGGCGAAGTTAAGGCTGTCCTTCAGGACAAAGAACAGCCGACGCTTGTAGACAACCGGCAGCACAATGTCGTTCGGCGTGATGCCGGTGATGCTCGGCGACGCCCATGTCGTCCCGTCGTAATGCCTCGGCGTGTCGATCCCGTTGACCGTCCACAGATAATGGCCAGCGCTCGTCGCGAAATTCACCCATTGCCATTGCTTGCCGGAAAGCGTCGTCACCACAGGAGCGCCGACCGGACCAGGGTTCGTCACGTCATGAATGACGAAGTTTGGCGGTGCCGTCCCGGACACGGCGAACAGCCTCCGCGCCGATGGCCCGTTCCAGGACATCAGGCTTTCGACCGTGGCGGTCATGCCGGTCGCATGCTGGACGAAACCGCGCCGCAGCTCGACGGACTGCCGGTTGGGGATGAAGTTGTCCAGGATCGGCGCTCGATCCGCCGGCATCTCGGTGAGCGCTGTCGATGCGTCCCAACCGCCGACCGGAGCCGGCAACGTCACGCTGCGGACGATGGCACCCCTGCCCGTTCCGGTCTTGCTCTTGAGCGGTTGGAGCATCATGGCCGGTCAGCCCTCACAACGGCCAGTAGCCTTCCGGCACGCCGATCTGCGGCCGCCAGCCCGAGGCGGCTCCGGCCATGTTCAGGACCGGCCTTCCGCCTTGTCGAGCAAACTCTTGAGCAACTTCCAGCTCGTAGGATCGGAACGCCTCAGCATATTCGAGACCACGACTAGCCAGAAACCGCCAGATAATGCCCAGAGTATGCAGATGCTCCGGCAGAACTGCTTCGTCGTCATCGCTTCCCCATTGCGTCTGCGGGTTCGACGCCGGCGGCGGCGACAAACACCACGTGCTGCGAACGTAGGTGAAAGCCATCGTATCGCCGGCCGGCGGCGCTGGCAGAATGAGAACGTCGCTCCCGACCACGCGGAAGATGTCCTGAACCGCCGGGACCGACGTCGCCTTGAGCGCCTGCCATTCGGTCGGCGACACCGGGCCGGCAACCGGCCGCCTTCGCGTTCGGTTCCAGAACGTCCCGTTGACGAACCGACTGAAGTCGGTCGGGATGGCGTTCGTCTGAACCTCGGCGTTGACGGTCGTGAACGTGCGATCCCTCTGGAGCGCTGGCCAGTCGTACCGCGCCGCGAGCGCTTTCCCCTCGGTCTGCGCGAGCTGAAGCAGCGCGCGCACCGTCTGGTCGGTGGAATTGACGACGGACAGCGGCCGGACGATGCCGACCGCATCGCATACCGCGTTGATGATCGTGGCGAGCGTCATCAGATCGGCTGCCTCGCCGCTCGCGGCGGCGGAGCGGCTCGCGGTGCCAGGCGGTCAAGCGACGCTTTGAGCACGTCCACGTCCTTCCGCATCTCTTCCAGCGCCGCCCGCAGCGCTTCAATCTCGGCATCCTTCGCGGCGAGAAGCGCGGCGGTCCGGCCGCGATCCTCGGCCGACATCTTCCATGCCCGAGCCTTGTCGCGCAATGCCCGCCACCCGAGCAGGTTGCCCAGCCGCTGCCCGTCGGCATCGGTCAGCTCGGCCAGCTCTTCGACGGTGCGGATATGCACCGAGCGCAGCGTCTCGACCTCAGCGCGCGACGCCTGCGGCCATTCGGTCAGTGGCGTACCGTTCAGCGGCGGTTCCTGACCGGCCTTCCATGCCCGGTAGTGGTCCTGGAAGGCGTTCCAGATCGCGGGATAGTACTTCGGCAGCCGGGCGACCGGGCATTCGGTGGACTGCCCGTTGCTGCCGCGCTTGTACCAGCGCGCCCATTCAACGTCGCGGAAAACCGCGTGCCCGGCGGCGACCGTCGCCGCCTCGTCCTTCTCGGCCACGCTGTAGAATTCGATCAGCACGGCCGGCTTCTCGGTGTTGCTCTCGCTCAAGTTGCGGTAGGCATCCATCGTTTCACACCCCTGTCAGTGGCCTAAGGGAAGGTACCAAGTTCCACCTGAACGCCTTTTTCCTCCTTCTGGGGAGCATTTAAAGGGGAGGAGATAAAATATGGGCTAAGAGTGGGAAAAAGCCGTTCCACCCGAACTTTGTACCTGCCGGCTGCCGGCGTGCGAGCGACGCGGCACCCCTGCTCCGACCGCCGCCATCGGACATGCCCATTCCTGGCGCTGGGATGCCCCGCCAAGGCAAACGCCGAAAGCGGCCGCTATGACAGTAGCGGCCCGAGCCGCGAAAGCCCTGGCGGTGCCCTGGAACGCCCGCAAATCGGTCTCCGCTGCGCAGCAAGGGCTTGTTGGCCATCTCCGGGCATCCAGCCCGAGAATGGGAGGGGACGGCCAAGACCGCTCCCCTCCCTTCCCGCTCGTTAGAGCGACGGACCCTGGATCACGTAATTCAGGACCGCTGGCGCGTTGCCAGCGACACCGCCGTTCGCGGTGGAAAGAGTGATCCCCTCCACAACGAACGAGCCGGCGGTGCCGTCGTTATTGAGCTGACCGGCGGTGGTCGTCGTGTTCAGACGAACGTTCGCCGGGCAGTTCGCCGCGACCCGAACCGGGCAGGTCCCCTTAACCTGGACCCAACCGTATTCGTTCGCCGCGAACGCGACCGGAGCGACGCCGACCAGCGTCCCGCGAGAACCGTTCGACGTGGCCAGCATGTTCGCCTGGTAGGCAGGCGTGATCCTGACCACATAGCCCGGTCCGGTGATGGCCGCCGAGGCCTGGACGAACACCCATTCGTTGCCCGCGTGGTCCACATGGCGGTCACCGAGCCCGAACGCCTTCCCGCTCGTGCCAAGCGCCGCCGGCGGGATGGTGTTCGAAGTATCAACCCCGATAAGAGTTGGCATGGAAGAGCCCTCCGATTACGTGGCGTCAATCAAGATGCCCTGGAGGCTGCGGTTGGAGCAAACAAGGTTGCCCATCCACAGTACAGGGATCACAACGGCGTCCTGATTCACCGACACCTTCTCGTCCTCAACCGACCAGTTCGCATCGGTATGAGTGACGATCTGGAGATAGTCGGTGTTCAGGAAATACATGCGCTCAGCGGTCTTCGTGAAATTCGCGTTGTCGTCGAAAATCACGTCGGCCGTGACGTACTTCAGCGAGGTGAAACCCGCCTCGGCACTGTCAGTGGACGTGAACCGCTGCAAGTCCTGCAAGCTCTCCCAGTACATCGAGAAGAAGTCATGCGAGGAAACGATCAGATCGGGCCGGTCGCCGCCACGGACGCAGGACAACCAGACAAGGTTCATCTCGCCCTTGATGGTCGCCTTGCTGATCGTATTGGTACCGGCCGCCTCGCGGAACTGGTTGCGCCAGAAGGTCCAGGTCGTCGAATTGATGCCGCCGACCGTGCCCTGGCCGTTCGTCTGGATGATATGCGCCAACCCGCCCATCTGGTTTGGGAGAGCGCCGTCGGAGTACAGATCGAGCGACATGTTGTTCGCCCCGGTCCGCATCGCATTCTTGATGCGGGCTTCGGCAAGCGAGATGAGCTGCTCGCGGCCGCTGTTCATGCGCAGCTCGCGGCCGGAAGCGGTCACATGGATCGCCGCCTGGCACCAGTCGTACTTCGCGGCGGTGAGCACGTCCGACGCCGAAACGTTCAGCGTGTCATAGCCGGAATACCGCTGGTAGGTGCTGTTCTCAGCGTAGTCGAGCGGCTGGACGATCTCGTAGCCGCCGGACACGGTGCGGATATTTCCGCGCCGCGACAGACGGGAATAGAGAGCGTTGTGCCTGCTGACGTTATCGCTAATTGCCTTTGGATGGTTTCTCAGCGTCGTCGTCACCATCTCGGTGAAGACATCGGAAGGGGTTGGCATTTGCCATCACTCCGGGAAAGGTTGGGGATCAGCCGCTGCCCATGCGGGCCGCGACCTGCTTCAGCGTCTCGCGCCAGTCGCCGCTGGGAGCCGGCGTTGCCGCCGCTCGACCTCGGACATTGACCGCTTGGACCTTCTTGGCGTCCTTCAACGCTTTTTCCGCCTGAGCGGCGCGTGCCCGCTCTTCCGCTGCGCGCTGGTCCGCCAGGATGCGCTCGCGGATATCGGGCCGCATGTAGGCGGCGCGCTCATACGCTTCGTTAAGGTCGGCAGCCAAGCCCGATTGCAGCAACCGAGCCATGTCAACCCGCAGCTCGTCGAAGTAGGGCTTGCCCTGCGCAGCGGCAGCGATCTCGGCCTGGACCTTCGCCATGGCCTCCTGCTCGATCTGCTGTTCCAGGGTCAGCACCTTCTCCTGCAACGGCTTGATGGCGCTGGACAGCTTCTCCTGGACGGGATCAACCCGCTGGGAAGCCGCCTGAGCGACCTTGGTCAAATCCAAGCCGTACTGCTGCGCGAGCCAGAAGATGCCGTTGACCGGATCGCGCTGAAGGTAGTCCGCCGCAGCGACAAGCTGCCGGATCGCCTGCGCTTCCGTGACGCCAGCTCTGGCCCATTCGTCCCGCTTCTGAGCGAGAACATCGTCAAGTTCCTTGAAACGCGCGACCTCACGGGACTTCTGCTCGAAGCCCTTCGCAACGTCAGCCTCGCGCTTCAGAACCTCGGCACGGATATCGGCCGGCAGCTCCGCCCACCGCGCTTTCGCGGCCGCCGACCACGACGCCGGCGGTGCCGGAACCTCGGTGGCGGCCGGCTCGGTGGCGGCCGGCTCGACAGGCTGCTCGGCGGCGGCAGGCTCGGTGGCCGGCTGAGACGGTTCAGCGGCAGGCTCAGCGGTTGCCTCAGGCTTATCAGCCGTCGCCCGCTCGTAGACCTGCGCCAGCGTATCGGTGATGGACGCGGCCGGTGCCGGCGTGACCTCGGCAGCCTCGGGCTTCTCGGTCGTCGCTACCTGTTCCATCAGGCTTCCCCTCGCAGCATCTTCCGCAGCCGGCGAGCCTCGCCGTACGGCCGCAGCGGCTTCCATTCCGTCGGATCGACCTCGCGCAACCCGTGCCGCTTCAGATACTCGCGGCGCTGCGCGCGACCTTCGATCACCGTGCCATCGACGGGCGACTTGTGCGGCGGTAGATCGGGCATGACCTGCGGCCCGGACGGCAGCCTCGGCCGCTCGCCACGCTCGACGAGCCGATCAAGGGAACGGTCATAAACATAAGTCGGCATGTCAGGACCTTACGACATGACTGGCATCTGCGGCAAGGGCATCCCCACCGCTTGCGGTGTAGAAGCCTGCGGTGGCATCTGCGGTGGCATTCCAGGCGGTGCGCCAGGCGGCATCGGCGGCGCACCGGCCTGCATCGCCATCTCAGGCGGCATCGGTTGCGCGCCAGGCGGCATCGGTTGCGCGCCAGGAGGCATTCCGGCCGGCATCGGCGGTCCCTTCCCGATCTTCTCCAGGGCTTCCTCCGCCTGCCGGCCAAGCTTGAACGGCCGGGCGAACGCCTGAAGCAAGGTCGCGGCGGCCTCCATCGAGATAGCACCGGCCTGGATGGCCGGTCCGATGGCCTGGATAAACGCGCCAAACCCTTGCAGGAACTGCCCGATGTTCTGCTGAGCGCTCGCGATGTCCGCCTGGATCGTGCTGTCCGTCTCGATGTCCACCCGATAGCCGCGCAGCCGGTCGTCGCGCAGCAGCGCCACGACTTCCTCAACCGTCGGGCTGTCCAGCATCTCGGCCAGCGTCGGATCGGGCGGCGCACCCGCCTGCGCAAGCTGAAGCTGCGCCAGTCGCTTGTCCGCTTCCGACGGCAGGGTGATGTTGGCCACCTGCATCAGCACGGGCGGCTCGAACTTCTCGGCCACGATCTCAGCCTTGAGCCGGAACAGATCGCGCGCGAACCGCTGGACCTCAGCCTGCCGCCGCTGAATGCGCAGCGATCCCCATTGCGCCTTGATTTGCTGAGCGGTCGCGGTCTCGCTCGCCTTCGTACTGCCGCGCAGTATGTCGCTGACGCCGGTGATCTCGTAGATCGTCGCCTTGATCTGCTCGCGCTGCTCGTAAAGCTGCCGCAGGACGGCCGCGATGGTGTCCACCGGCCACAGCCAGATGCCCCGGTCCAGCGCGCCGCCCTGCATCGCGGCCATCGTCACGCTGTCGTCGGCCGGGGCCAGCTCACCGTCCGTCAACGCGCTCAGCTTCTCAAGCGCGCGCAGGTCGGCCGAGTAGATGCCGCGCACCTTGCAGATGCGGATTATCGACCGTATCCGCGCGGTGATGTCGTCCAGCTCTTCGGCCTGCTGCTGATAGTAGGTATACGGCTCGACCGGCACGAGCGAGCCTGGCACGCATACGTCGTACAGCGGTCGCGGAATGGGGAAGAAGCCGCTCAGACCGAGCGGGTCGGCCACCACCGACAGCGGGCCATCGGGAAAGTCCAGGCAGACGAAAAGGACCTGCGACGCTTCGCGATCCCAAATCTCCCACACCTCAGCGCGCTGGTAGACCGTCTTTTCGGTCTTGCCGCGATCCTTTTCCGACCTGTTATCCACGGTGTAGTTGAGCGGAACATCGTCGGCCACCTCAGGGTTGAGCCGCCGCAGCTCTTCGCGCGTCATGGCATGGCGGAAGGCGATCCACGGCACGTCGCGCCAGCTCGTCGCCGGTCCGCGCCGAAAATCGCGCCACGCCACGTGCTCGCACAGCACCCGCTGGTCGGCAATGGTTTCCTGGAAGGTCGGCTGCCCGAACATGTCCACGCCGGCCGGCACCTGGACGATCTCGGGTTCGTACCGGACGCGGATCACGCCACGGCCGACAATCTGCATGTCCCGGACGGCGGCCGCCATCGAAGCGTCGAAGTCGTACTGATCCGCCGAGTACGACAACACCCGCTCGACAATCTGCGACGCCACGCGGCCGACCGGATCGGCATCGCCGAACCGTCTGCGTATGTCCGGAACCGGCGTGCTGTTATAGAGCGCGGGGACGACCGTCTCGATGTTCGAGAACAGAATGTTAAAATACGGGTGCCGGCCGCCTTCCTTCGCCTTGTTCGTGTAGAGATCGACGACCTTCTGCGCGGCCTTCACCCATTCCTGCTCTTCGGCTTCCGCCAGTTGCAGGCAGTTTCGCCAGAAAGCGACGGTATCGGACGGACTGCGCTCGGCTTCCGCCCGCGTCTCAATCGACGCTTCCGGCCGCGCGCTGCCCTCGGCCATCAGTCGGCGACCCGGCAAGGCGTGAAGTAGACAACCGCCGTGCCAGTGTTGGCGATGGCCGCGACATGCGTCGTCGTCGGCGGAACGCTGACCACCAACTGCCGCAGCGCTGGCAACGGCGTGTCAGTCGTGATGACCGCCGTCTGCGGCCCCTGCCCGTACCGGAAGCATATCCAGCCGGAGCTGTTAGTGTTCACGACGTACAGCGCGTTGCAGCCGGCCATGTCGATTGTCGCGCCGACGCTCGACGTGCTCGCCGTGACCTGAACCGTCTTCGTGAAGTCCGCGATCCCGATCTCGACCATGGTCAGCCTACCTTGCAGGGGATGAAGTACAGATTGACGCCCGTCGTACTGGCGATGGTCGCAATCGTGTCGATGTTCGGCGGCACGCTCACGACAAGCTGCCCGTGGCCGGGGATGGGGATGCCGCTGGTGATGGTCGCGGTCTGCGGTCCGACGCCGAACGTGAAGGTCCCGTAAGCGCCAGAATGCCCGCTCGCGACGTACAGCGCATTGCCGCCCATCATGTCGATGCTCACCGTCCCGCTGCTGGTGGCGGTCGTGCGACGAACGCCCGGCCCAAGAATGCTGACCGGCCTATAACCGCTCATCTGGTCGCCTCCAGCCGCCGCCGCTCGCGACGCTTCATCAGCTCAGCGAACGTAATACCGCTGCTGATCCGGCCGCCGGTCGCCGCCGCGTACTCGTGAACCGGCCTCGGCAGCTTCGGCTCGTCCTTCACCATCGGCCTCGCCATGCACGCATACCGCGTCTCGTCCGCCGCGTGATCCTCGCCCTCCGTGCACACATCCTCCGGCCGT